TGTTGGATGGGGGTTTTCTTCAAGGATGTACCAAAGGTCTGGGACTCCATCAAACTGCTCGTCAGTCAACCTAACTACGAGGCGCTCGTGCTCGTCAGCCATAACAAACGAATGCGGCTCAGACTTCGTAGGACACACCTTGCTTTCAATTACAAAGGGGTGAGGATGCTCGTCCGTAGCATAAGTCGCTACAACTGACCATTTGCTATTTAGTGGTGGTCCTTTCCAGAACCAGACTGTCTTCATTGCCATACGGCAATACTAGTCGTTCCACCACTCTGTCCACGGCTTGGCTGTGGCGGATGCTGCTTCTTCGTTGGACACACCAGTGTAGGCAACCGATATTGTGACTTTCCCTTCACTGTTGTAGTCTGTCCAGTCTCCATCAGCGTTGTAGACGAACAACTGCAACATCTCGTCAGTGTTCATAATTGCAACATCTGCTAGGTATGTATTGGCGTTGTATTCTGTTTCATTCCAACTGCTGTTTATGGCGTGGGCTTTATCAATAGGTGCTACAGCGGTACTGCGAAGACTTTGTGCGGAGCCCCATACACCACCAGATGTAGAGAATGCGCCGAATCTTCCAGCAGCATCATCAGGGTTTCCAAGCCACATTGTTGGCTTTAGGGTTTCGTCAATGTTGCTACTGTTCCAACCTGCATCGTTGAATACAGCCATTAAGTCTGTTGGGTTATCGTAAGTTCCGTGCTGTGTCTTGGAGTTCTTAGACTTAAATGCCGCGAGACGCAATAATCTCTCGGTTGTCTCAATGTCTACGCTCGTGTCCCCGCCTTCGCCGTTTAGGGTATGCCAAAGACCATATCCGTCGCTTAGTACCTGAGTGGTAAACCAGATTTTCTCAATCTTCACTCGAAAAGGAAACGACACATTCAAGAAAGAAGGGTCTGTTTGCTTGACGGTCCACTCATAGTTGACGATTGCGGGTGCGATGATTCCAGACATTTTGTCTCCTGCTTTTAGAGGGGGCGCTAATATTATGACATAAAAAAAGAAGAGAGCGCCCCACAAAAGGACGCTCTCTTCCAGTGAAACTAAAAGTTTTTTAGGCTTCGATAACAGTGAATGCAACGGTTGCGTTTGTACCAGCAGAACCTGAACCGATTCCCGAAACATCAAGATGAACCAAGTCACCCTTAACGAAATCAACATTTGCAGCCGTAAGGGTTGCTTCATCAGAATAACCAGTGGCAGCGATTGAAAATGCTGCTGCAACATCAGTGCCAACCTTGAGGTCTGCGGTAAGTGCTGCGCCAGTAGGTGCACCAGTCACTGCCAAAAATGCGCCAGTGATTGTTCCATTGAACGGCATTGCCATTGTGACAAGGCTGCTCGTAGTGAGTGTTCCTGGAATTCCAAGAACGATTGTGGTGGGGGCAAGAATACCTGTTGACATTTTTCTCCTAAATAGTGGGGTATATAGATAGTATGACATAAAAAAACACCTCACTGATTAACAGTGAGGTGTTTTTAAAGTTAATTATTTAAACGGTCTTTACGAAACGCTTATCGCTTTCAAGTGCCGAATACTCTTCATTGAAAAGTACTTTGAACTCTTCTTCATACTTGTGTGAAAGCACAACATTTGCACGACGGCGTGCTTCTGCACGACGAGCATTCTCACGCTTTTGCAATTCATTGCGACGAGCCTTTTCTTCCTCTGGAAGAGGTTTGCGACCTTTGCGCTTTTGAAGTGATGCTTTCATCTGTTCATATGGTGTAGTCATTATGTCTACTTTCTGTCTAGGTGTGTTCTTTTGAACACTTGAAACAATACACCCGCACTAGCACGATTGCAACTTTTCTCAAATAATCTTTTGACTTGCATTGTTTCCCGAAAGCAGATAAAGTGCCAACCATGACTAACACCTCTTTTGATTATGAGCAAGAAAAAACCCTCCTTCAAGCCCTAGATGAAGCAATCAAGGTTGCTGGCAAAAAGATGGACTTGGATGACATCGCAGATGACGCCCCAGATGACGAGCAGGACTCCCTATACGAGGAGCGCTTTCACTGTGGCACTTGTATTGTCCGCTCGGTCTTAGACACAATCTGGGTCGATATGGAGCGTCTGATGGACTTCTACAGGGATTCAACCCCACCAGAAAATATCTTGTAGAAGTTGCAATACTACAACAGGGGGTGTATAGTTACTCCCCTTACCTACTAAAGAAAGATAAAAATGAATATTTCACCTATTGAATTGCCTGTCGTCAGGAACCTTCAAGAATCACGAGAACTAGCATCAATGTTTGCTGCAATTCTCACTGTTGGGCCAGAAGAACGAGAAGTTAGATGGAAGCACGACAACCATAAAGTATTGGTTTTCGGCGACACCACCAGCGGACATGGCGCACCAACATTTGAACAAATTGCAGAAGCAGTTGAATGGGGCAAAGACCAAAACGACTTGCTCGTTCACTGTCACGCAGGAATGTCACGCTCAACCGCTACGGCATGGGGCATCTCAATCGCACGAGGTGCAGACCCACTAGACTCATTCCTTGCACTCAAAGAAGCACAACCACAAAGCGAATATCGTGGTGGACGCGGGCGTGAGTTCATCCCCAACAATCTAATCGTCAAGCACCTCGAAAAGTTTTTCAACATCAAAGGTCTCCTTGACATTCGCAAGGAACACGCAACATCAAGTGGATGGTTCTAACAATGACCGACGAAAAGCGCAAACCTAAAATAGTTCACGGCACATACGCCTGTTACACAAACAGCAAATGCCGTTGTGAACTATGTGCAGGTGCGGCTCGTGAATACATGCGCAAATACAGGCAGACTGAACAAGGACGCCAGAAAAGTCGCTTCTATACACACCTCGCTGCCAAGCGTGCTAGTCGTGCCGCTTCATGGCTTAAAGAGAACAACCCCGATGTGTGGGCTGAAATATGTTTAGAAATCAATCCATCCACATACAAAAATGGTTCTAAGTAAATGGCAGACCACGACGAGATTCGTCGCATTATGAGAAATCTTGAAGTCCATGACTGTCTTGACTCTCTAATGAAACTCGCTACAAGCGAATTAACTACTACAGATACTGCGCAACTAGCGCTTGACGCTCATGGGTTTTTGGTAGAACTATCCGCTGAAAATAAAGTATTCAACGATATTCTTCGCAATAGAGGGACAAGGTATCCGCATGAAGTGGTTTAACGATTCTCTAAGTGGTTACAAATCCATTGGATTTGACTATTGTGTACAAGATGGACAAAGATGGTATGGTTTATTAATATGGAACAAAGTAATAGGAATCAAAGTCAAGCAGACCAGACGGATGCTCTCCGCAAAGAAATTTCAGAACTCCGTGGACGACTTATCGACAGTAATCGCGTGGTTGAACGAGAAGAATACAGCGAGTCGGCAATCGGTAGAACCCTCGGAACAATCGGAACACGATTCAAATCCCTCTTAAACAACAAAAAAATATAAACTAACTAGAAAGTAAAAAATGCAACTATCGTTTTTACCAGACGACCATGATGTTTCCATTACAGTGCCGTGCATTGTAATGCTCCATTACCCAGATGGGCAGGGCGTATATCACGGTCCATTCAAAAATGTTCTTGAAGCACGAAAATGGATTGACGACCGTCACGACAATACGAGTCGCTATATGTCTTTATCAATAATTTACCTTCGTCGTACTGACCTGCAAATGGAAACGAATGATTACTACGCTCCCCCAAGTTGCTTCAGCGAAGAAGGCTACTTAAATCTATATCTCAGAAATGAAACGGAAAAATAAAAATGGAAATGCCAGACCTACCACCAGCAGAAAAATCAGCAGAACAACGCAGAGCGTTAAAGTTTTGGGTTGACCACTGCGCACGGCTTGAAGCAATGATTGGCGAACTTCGCGCTCAACTCACTGAAACCAAAGGCTTGCTAGAAAAACTAGAAAAGCGCATCTTTGAAGAGTTGCCTAAATAGATTTATTCTGCTTTTCTGTCTACCTTGTTGAAGACAGCATGAATCTCACTAGAGTCTAATTTGCCGTCATCAAGATAAGCCCTTGACAGACCTTCAACTACGGTGGCAACACCAGCGATACCTGCCATAAAGCATGCTTTCCATAGTGGAACGCCAGCAACAGCACCTGCACCGATAACACCAAGACCTGATGCTGCAAATACGGCAAGGATACGGGTAAGTATGTTAATTAATGACTTCATCAATTAATTATACTTTATGGACTGCTACTTTGAGTCCTTCTTGAACTCTGTCCATGTCTTGTCGCCAACGCCGAAGTATTCACGAGCATAGCCAGACTGAATAATGTCCTTGTTCAGACAGGCAGTAGTTGGGTCTTCAATATCATCCGAAGAAAAAATTCGTGCCAGAATACGCCCATACTTATCGTTCTTGTCAGGAATCGTATTAACAAAAACCCACTTGTGGTTTGTAAGCCAATCCTGTGTGTACGCCTTTGCTTTCATGCCCATTTCTTTTTCAGCAAGGTCTTTAGTGCGTGACTCTGGCGTATTCACACCGTAAAGACGAACACGAATCTTGTGATGGATATTGAACCCAAGGTCAATCATCAACTCAATAGTGTCGCCATCAATCACTTTCAACAGTGTTGCTCCATACCAAAAACGCTCGTTAGTCATTATTTCCTCAATCTTTTGTTTTAGCGTACTTTTCTAGAAGAGCACGCCCCTTTGCAGCGAGTTTCGCTGCTTCTTCCAAATTGTCTGGCACTGGTTCACCCCATGCGGTAGCAGAAAGAGCCAAACGAGTAGGTCTACCTTTTTCATCTTTCATAGGTCCACTGGGATTAGTGAAAAACCTTGTTAAAAAAGAACCTTTACGGCGCATTTTTGCTGGGGTATCAGCAGGCCCGTCAACGCCAGGTTTCAAGTTAGAACCCTCAGTACGATTAAAGTACCTACGACCCGCTGGAGTTAAACCACCTTTTGGGTCTTTTAGAGGTTCTGATTTTTCGTTGTATTCAGCAGAATAGTCTTCAGTCTCAAACCTGACAGATTTAATGCTCCCCTGATAATCTTTCCAAAGCATAAAGCAGCCAATCCATAGTGGTTAGTGTGGCTACATTATACCATTCAAGGCTTTTAGCGGTAAGGTTCACCCTCAGCCCATGCAACAATGCACCAGCGTTCACCGCTAGTCACAGGCGTGACATGGTTAGGTAGATACGAAGCCCACAGGGTAGCAAAGCCGATATTCGTAGGAATCACATTGTCCATGTGACCAGCAGAAAGCACCACATCGCCACCCTCATACTCGTCAGGTTCCGACAACTGAAGAACCATAGATATTTTACGGCGGGGATTATTGCTAGACCAATCCATAGAGCGACTCAAGTGGTCACCCTCTCTGAATCTTAAAATCTGGACAGTCCTGATTATGTTCCATTCAAAACGCCAAGAATTAGAACCTTCAAAAATAGTCTGCAAACGCTCCCAAAGACCAGGGTATTTCTTTTGCGACAGCGTATATGTCATCACCGAGCGAATAGATTTATCCGATTCATTTTCGTCAACGGCGACTTCATGAATACCGTCCTCCATCAAAGCAAGAGCAATCAACTCCTCGCATTCCTCAGGAGTAAAAACAGAAACAACATTCGCCACACCATGAAGGCTCGGCGCATAAACCAATTTCCCCCTAGGGATAAAATGTCTACCCTTTGCCATTTGTCCTCATCTTTGAATAACATTGATGCATTGCCAGAACTGGCTCCTCATGCTGGTCGCTAGAAATAAAAGACTCACCAGACCACACACGGCACTGCCAAGTTGCATCTTTATAAGTCAAAGAAAAACTGCAATCCTTCAAAGCAAACCATTTCGTATACTGAGTCAATTCATCTGAATGAGAAATGCTTTCGCCAGAGATTGGGTCATGTCCATACAAAACTGGCATATTAGGCAACTTTCTTTATCTTCGTTATAGACATACTAGAACAAAGTTGGTTCAGGAGAAGGAGTCTCAGCAATACGCTTGCGAGCAATATCTGCATACTCAGAATTCAACTCACAACCAAACGAATCGCGCCCCAAAGACTTAGCAACAGCCAAAGTAGTACCAGCCCCAGCAAAAGGGTCAAGAACGGTACAAGGGATAACTTCACCCTCACAATCACAACCAGCAGCCCAACCGACCGTAATAGTAGGAACAACATGCTTCAAAGTGGAACCCTTTTCAATTCCAGTCCTCTTCATTGACTGCTCTTTAATGTCGTACTGCCCAGCACCATTCGCACTCCACGCCTGAAGAATAGGTTCACCCTTTTCAATCAAACGCTGATAAGGGGCTTTACACACCGAACAACAACCATATTCGCTCGTTCCCGCTTTAATACACGGCTCAACCAAAGCAACAGGAAAAGTAGCGAAATGCGCAGCCAGATAAGGCTTCGTATTTATAGTCCAAACAGAACGACGATTTTTGTGGGTACCCGTGCTTCCAGACATTGAGTTATAGGTAGTTCCACGACGAGTATCAGTACGAGCACCACGGTTATCCCCAGCATAAATTGCTGGCTCCTTAATAGCCTCAGCATCGTAATAGTAGCGAGGCTTCTTGGCTAGAAGAAAAAGGTACTCATGATTGGTAGTGCACCTGTCGGTGACACTAGAAGGCATCGCATTCGGCTTGTGCCAAATAATATCTTGACGCAAATACCAGCCGTCAGCCTGCAAAGCAAAAGCAACACGCCAAGGGATACCCATCAAATCTTTAGGCTTCAACCCATCAGGAGTCAACTTATGAAGCGTGCCGATAATTGTTCCAAGAGAAGTTGCCTGCTTGGATTCAGGGTCAACATTTGCTGAACCATCAGCATTGCGTCCCTTACCAGAACCAGCATAACTATCACCGAGATTAAGCCACACAGTGCCATCGTCACGAAGCACTCTACGCACCTCACGAAAAACAGTTACCAACTCAGCAACATACTCGTCAGGAGAGTTTTCCAAACCAATCTGGTCATCTTCACCATAATCGCGCAAACCAAAATAAGGCGGAGAGGTAACAACACAATGAACCGAATTTGCTTCTAAATTCTTTAGTGTTTCGCGGCAATCGCCGATAAGTATTTCTTCAGACATGTAGCAACTATATCGCTACAAGAAAGTTTTTGCTATTTGAACCAAGCAAGTACACGCGCACGCAGACCCTTGCTCTTGATGTCATTAGCACGAATAATCGTGTTAGTAACAACCGTCGTAGGTGCTGGTGAAACAACCGTAGTAGAAGTTGTGCTATTTGGATACACAACAGTCTTGCTAGCGGACTGAGTCTTGATTGTTGGTTCTTTAGGAGCAGCCTTCTTTGCAGGTGCTTGCTTCTTCGCTACTGCTTTCTTGGCGGTCGCTGCTTTTTTAGCAGGAGCCTTTTTGGCGGTAGGTTTTTTTGGTTTGTCTTTGTTAGCCATAGGGGGAAACAGTACTATAAATCACTACACAATGATGTAACTTTGGGATACTTTTTCGGCTAGCCTCACATGATGGATTCATACGATACCGAGTTAGACAAAATCGCATTAGCGGTCGAAAGCGCCAAAACTGCGAAATCAATGATTGTTAAAACTGAAGGTATTGGTGAGGAACTCAACATAACCCTTATGGCGTGGAGTAATAACTCGTTGAGGGTTGTTGCGCAAATGCACACCGATGCGATGAAAGACAAAGAGGGCAGATTGGGTCGTCTTATCAAGGTTGGCTGCGTCCTACGACAGGGTTGGGATATTGACGAGTTCACCCTTTTCGCTGAAGGCTATTTAAGTAAAGATTTGAAGGCTACCGATGGGCGAGATATGGCGCAGGTTTACGCCGAGCAAAACTCCCCAGTGGTTGAGTGCCTCTCATTCACGCATATCCAAGTAGATGATGTCATCAATGTCGCCGTCCCCTACACCCTCGCACCTCCCCGCACTGTCCATTTCCAGACCCCCCTCAAATACGAAGGGGAAGGCATTTTTCGGGAGTCTCAATATATTGAATACCTACAAAAGTGTCTTTTTCTGGACAGGCAGGATACTCCAGATGATTTAGATGTTGAAGAGTTTCACAGTGCCCTTGCTGAGGCTCTTGTTCTTGAAGGTTTTGAAATTAACTATAAGTAGTTTGCAGCGCGTAGCGCCAAGCGCAAAATTTTGATTTCGCCTCTAAATAGGGTCAGCAGTCCCTTGCTATTTAAATTTAAACGACCCCTAGAGTCTATTAGAAATAATCCACGACCCCCACTTGCATAAACTCACAACACTAGATAAAATAACCACTCAAAGAACAGGAAAAAGCAAAATGCCAAACAACAAAGGAACCATAGGAACCTTCACCCAATCAGGAATAGACAACGATGTTGTTTATGTCATCTGGCACACATCAGACCCAGCACAAAGATGGTTCGTAACAACCGATACAAAACAACGAGCAATCCTAAAATCACTCATAGACAGACGCCCACACCCTGCAAATCACGGCTATACACAAGACGCATGGACATACGAAATAGTCGACGAAAAAACATGGCTCAGAATGAACGCAGGAGGACTACCAATCCCACCAAAATCAATATACCGCCAACCCACAATGCTAGTAGAACAAAAATGACCCAAAAATACGACTTCACATCAAGCGGCATCAAAGTCAAAGGCAACGACTCCTATCATGTCTTCAAACTAGAAGAACAAGACGAATGGGTACTCATCCGCTACAGAGACAACACAACCTACAAAGCAGCAACCTTCATATCGCCCGACGAAGCACGAGCATTCGCACACGCCCTAGGCTTAGAACTAACAAAAGTAAAACAATGAACAAATGGTCATACCAACTCACACTAGAAGAAGAAAAACTCTGCGCCGAAATAGGCTGGGAACGCCAAAAACCCATGCTCGGACAACCCGAACGCAACATCAACTACTCAGAAGGCGATGTCTGGGAAACACTCCAACACATGATATGCGTCGGCAGTGAACTCGCATTCGCCCGAATGATGGGACAACACGACTTCACCCCCCACTACAACAAATTCAAAAGCCAACTAGACCTCCCTGGCTACGGAGAAGTACGCTACGCATTCCCACAAGGCTTCCCACAAAACGACGGCAAAGTCAACGGACTACGCATGACCACACGAGACCCCGACGACCTCAAATACGCCCTAATCATCGGCGGACTAGCAAAACGAACACGACGCACAGCAGCAAGCAACTGGCTAGGCGAACCATATGTAGCAATCGGCTGGCTATACGGACACGAAGCCAAAAAAGACGAATACAAATACAACGACAAAACATGGTACGCACCAGTCGAAAAACTACGACCCCTGAAGCCCTAGGTCATTTAAATCTAAATGAACTTCATGAGAGTTCAAAATATTTCGTGTGGTCTCCCACAGTGCATAGTGCCGTTCTTTCAGGCGCTAGCCCCGCATTGATACATCTGTGTGTACGAACACATGTTCGTGTGTTGTTGCAGTGTTTGTTGAGGGGTTAGTTGCATTATGCTTGTGAGGATAGTGGCAGATGCAGTCGCTGTAAAGTTGGTCGCATGCCCGACATCTTTCTGTAATTGCTGGTTGCATTATGCTCGCCTTTAGTTTCGTTTCACTACTCGCTTGCCTTTGTCTTTAGTCTTTGACTGCTAAACTTTTGCAATGCTAGATATTCTTTCTACTTTGTTTGCAGGCGTGTGTCTAGTGTTGATGGTGATTGTTTATGTTGCTACTAGTGAGAAGTTTGATAAGTGACTACTGTAGGGGTTGTAGATGTTGTCCCCTCTACTGATGGCTTAGCCTCTCTTAGTGTGGCTCTACGGCTGATTGACAGTGCTCTCACGACTATCCAGCATAGGGAAGTGGTGGCAGTATCTGAGATGACTGACCTGCTCCTTGATGTTCGCCTAGTCGTCGCCTCTATCGCTTAGCCCTGCCGTGGCCACGGGTGCCTACGGGTAACAAAAGAGGGGGGCTGTTACACCCCCCTCGTTCTTTGTTCTGTTAGCCGTACACTACTTCTTTGAGTGTTGCCCTCTGTATGACATTGTCGCCTTCGCTTGCGTCTAGGTCTAGGTCTTCATCCCATATGACTCCCTTGCCACACTGTGCCACTAGAGCGGTCATGATGTTGCTGACTGAGAGTTGGTATGTCTTGCCCTCTATTCCTACTGTGAGGAAGTTTGTCTTTTTGTCTGACGGGTGAGTGTCCCAGTCAAATCCTTCTGCGAATGTTACTTCTTCGTACCATTCCCATGTCTCAAAGGCTGAGCCTAATACTGCGCTGATTAGTGGATATTCCACGATGTCCCCTTTCACGAAACATATCAAGTACTTCTTGATGTATGCATCTTATCAAGGGTCACGGGTAATTGCAACTATTTAAATAAATAAATATTTCTTTGAATAGAGGTTGACATATGACAGGGGGGTGTGTATTATGTATCTATCAGGAAGTACCTGATGTTCTCTTGAAAGGGGAAAGTGATGGCAACAAAGTTGGCACACAAACTGACAGAAGGCACAGTTATTGCCTTCAGCATGGGGGGCAACCCCGATGATGTCAAAGTAGCCACAGTGCGAAGCGTTGAGGTCATGGGTAAGTATGTAACAGTATGGTTCCGTGAATTGAACGAAGAAATCGGATTCTTCCTCGCAGACAAAACCTCAAAGGTGGAAGTCATGCTCAACAAAGGGGTGAGGAACTAAGAAGACCTGAAGAGTGGGGGGGGCGAAAGCCTCCCCTTTCTCTTTGCCCAGAAAACACCCGCCAAAACCCCCGAAGCCCCGCTAGCCAGAACCCGCAGCCGCAGCATACCCATGTGTCTCAAAAAGTCGGGACTCCTACCCCACTGTCACAACCATACCGAAAGCAGTAGAGTTGTGACAAGACTTGACATATGACACGGGTGGGTGTATAGTGACACCATGAGTAATGAATACACCCTCACAATAAAAGTCCGCAAACGAGACGACCTAGAAAAACCAACAAGCATAGAAGATGCAGTAAGCATCGTGTACCAACTCCTCCTAGAAGGCTCCTTCCTAGAGGTAGTGAGCGTCAAAGGCTCCTAATGGCTCTTGGTATGTACCTGTGGCATAGACACCGTGTGAAGGTGCTACGGGGTAGAGACTTGGATAAGTTCAACAGAGCACTAGAGGAACGGGAAGATTGTTCACCGTTCTGCTGTGAGTGCTGTGATTGGTGTGATGGTTGCGGAGTGGACAACGCTTGTCCTGACTGTCACGCTCAATGGCTTTAGACCACGAATGATTTAGCGCATGACGCAGAGCAGAAGTACTTATCTGCTTTGACACGCAACATACCCTTGACCGTACTTGTGCCACACGAGGGGCAGACGGAAGGGGTGTTCTTGCTACCGTGATACTTCAACATTGTGCCGTAAATAGCAGGGTCTTGAACCGCTTGCTTAGTTATGCCTGCTGTGTGTTTCTTTGGAGCCATTCTCCATTATAGTAGAGAAAATACACCTACGGGTGTAATACGACTACCACCACGACTTACTGCTACAGATGTAGCCGAGCACAAACGCTACTGCGATTGAGACGATGTAGATTACTTCACTCATTATTCCCCACTTGCTTCGTGCCATGTGCCGTCATCTGAGAGTACAACACCTGACGGGTGTACGCAGGTATCAAGTGCGACGGGGGTGCCTTCCCATGTCCAACCCTGAGGGGTCATCTTGATTTCGCAGGTAGGTCGGTCATCCATGAATGCTGTGATGCCGAGTCCAATAATGACTGCCACCCCTGACCAGAAGGCGAGGCGAACAATCGTACGGGTGATGTAATAAAGTGGGTTATGTGTTTTCATGACTTCATATTACATAGTTGTAATTACAATGTCAAGCATTTCCTAGAAGTCTGCGTGAGCCTCTAGAAACCCCATAAGCCTCTCGGCGATGGTGTCCCCATCCTGAGCAGGGTCATTCCTCAGCCAGCGCATAAAGTCGTACCAGCGACGCTGTTGAGTCGGGTCATCAAACACCAAAGAGTACTGAACAACCGCACGAGAGCCACCAGCCATGCCAGCCGAAGTAGAACCCTGAGTCACAAGAGCCTTAGTATCAGAGCCATCGGGCTGTTCCAGCCTGTCCTCCCCACCAGCATCAACAAACGAAACCGCCGCCTGAGGCATTGTGTTTGTCCGAGTTTCATGAATGTGTTCGTCGCTCAGCAACGGGACTATCACAGGTTGCTCGTAAATACCAGGTGTAGCCAGTTCCCCACGCTCGGTAGATAAATCTAAAATCGCCAACTCAAACTCGTCCCACTGCAAGTTCTCCAGCAAATCACCGTAATCCTCAATGATGATACCCAACGCCTCATGTAAGAGGTCGTCATCTGTATGTCCAAGTTCGTTCGTACGGTTATCCGCAATAGCAAACGCCAACGCACGGGTGTCGTCAGCATCCATCTCAACCACAGCGATGTGTGTCCAACCCAGTTGTTTCGCAGCCTGAAGTTGATGGTTGCCCGCAATAACCGTCGCAGTCCCGTCATCATTAGGACGAACAACAATCGGACGCACCTGACCAAACTCAGCATACGAAGAAGCGATTGAATCAACATCTCCCTTGCGTGGGTTATTAGGAAGAGGAATCAAAGTGTCTACGGGTACTGCAAGGTCTGTAATAGCCGAATGGATGTTGTGCTTCACTTCAGGAACTTCTCTAACTTGGAAACCAGCACAGGCTTGTCATGTGCACCGATAATCATCTTTGCCATCTTCCCATCCTTGTAGATGAGGAGAGTGGGGATGTTTGTTACACCGTATTCTTTTGCAACCTCGGGGTATTCATCAATGTTCAGTTTCGCCACGATGACCTTGTCGTCGTACTCGTCGGCAATCTCTTGCAACACGGGAGTCAAGAACTTGCACGGCCCGCACCAGTCAGCCCAGACATCAATAATCACGGGAAGCGGGGCATCTGCGATGAATGATGCGTAATCTTTATCTGTAAGTTCTTTCATTGTTCCTCAGTTCTGGACTTGCGCCCTGACATTTGCATTCAAAGTGCGCAACGCATCAATGGATGTCCGTAATGACAGTAGTTTTTCACGCTTGGCTTTTACCAACGCTTCTGCTATCTTGTAATCGTAGCCTTCATCGGACAGTTTGTAGTCCGACCATGCTTCTCGCTCACGGATAGAACCCTTTGCGGAGAGGTACTCTTTAGCCCAATTGGATTTATACAGCGCTTCTTTTTTGGCGTTGTCCTCGGCGAGTTGTTCAAACGCCTCAGTTTCCTGTTCCAACATATCCAAGAACCGAAGTATCTCGTTCTCTATTTCGACTTGTGAGATTGGTTGATTGCGTTTGTTCACATCTATCCTTCTAGTGGAGACCAGTCTACTTTATCAAGTGCAGAAAGTTGTTCTTTAGTCCAGTCCCACTGCGAGTCAATTCCCAGACGAACCATTCCCATCCGTTCAAGCACCCAAGCATCGCACTCGTCGTTGCCCGAAGCCCCGCTGAAGATGATGCCAGTCTTTGCTGAGATGGCGGAGATAACTTCGCCCTTTGATGCGTTTCCTCGTCCAGTCGCAAACTTCGCACGACAGGTTGGTGGGATTTCAACAACAGGAATGTTGCATTCAAACAATGTCATTCGGATACAGCCACCCAGTTCACCGATACTGAACGCTTGTCCACTTCGGGAAGCAAATGAGTAGCCTTCAATGAGGACGCAGATGATTTCGTTTTCCAAGCACTCATGTAATACAGTTCTTGTAATATCTGACAGACGCTCTGCACCTCGTGCTTTAGAGCGGATAACTCCAGTTACGCCGTCCATAGAGATACCTGTAGATGTGAGTGAGAGGTCAAGCCCCATCAGTTTCATCTTTCCCAGCCCCTCTTGGCTAAACCTAAGTCAAATGCGAGTTGAGGGTAGTTGCCGATACGGGTATGGCAAGGACGACACACAGCCATCAAGTTCTCCTCGTCAAGGATAGAACCACCCTGTGAGCGACGAACGATTTCGTGGATGTCTTGAGAGGGGCGACAGATGTATGTAGCCAACTCATCATGTTGAGCAAAAACAGCACAAGCCTGACACATCGGGAATTCTTCTAGAAGCCGAGCAACCAATGGTCGCCGCAGCCGATATTCCGCTTCCTTCTTACTGGAACGCGGGCGCACTTACTTCCCGCGGTCAGCGCGGGGCTTGCGAGACTTCTGGTTCTCAGTAACAACCTTCATACCGCACTGCAAACAAACATTTGCCCACGGGTAATAACGACGCATGTTCGTCGGGTGAGAACAATCAAGTACTTCTTGAGCCTTTTCGTTGCAAGCATTACGAATAAATTCAGCCATTGAGATGTTGTGGAACTCAGCAGCATCTTTCCAACGCTGGTGGTCTTGGTC